TAGTACCAGGCAACGCCCTTGGATCGGCCGTAATCGGTGGGGATCTTGCCGCGCATCTCCTCGGGCACCGCAATGGCTTCTGCTACGGTGTCGTTGCCGAAAAAGAAGATCCAATCCGATTTGGCGTTCGACCAGGCCACCATGTCGCCACCGGCCGATGTAGCAATGCCGGTCGTGCCGATGCCCTTGGCGATGTTGGTCTGCTCGACGTAGCGCACGTTCTCGTAGCGGCCGATCTCACCGTTCATCACCAGTTTGAACCCGGTGTCTGAATACTGATGGATGGTCTCCAGATTGTTCTTGAACGCGCGCAGCGTGGTGGGCCAGGACAGAGAGTAGTAATCATCCCCGATATAAGCGGGAATGTTGCGCTCCTTCATGGTGTCTACCAGCGTCTTGGCATAGGTGTTGTTGTACGGATCGTTGTTGGTCGCCGTGGCCGAGCCGTTGGTGGTGAGCGCCAGCGCGCCGGTCGCACTGGACCCGCCCGATGGCACCACGCGCAGCGGGGTCTGGTTGAACTGCGTCCAGGACAGGCGATCGAAGGTCTTCACCGCATCGTTCTTGAGCACCTTTTGAATCAACTCGATGACCGGGAACTTCGACAGGTTGTCGAGCTTGCCGGAGAACGGCACCGAGTTGCCCGCCTCCGTGATGGTGAGGGTGCCCTGCGTGATGGTGAAGTTCGTTTCGGGCATGGTGTTGGTTTCGATCAACACCCCGCCCGCGGTCGCGACATCGGAGAACACATCCCAGGTGAAGGTGTCGCCTTTTTTGCGACCCTGCTGGGAGGCATCGCGCACGTCGGAAAATTGGCGGAATTTCACCAGCGGTTGCACCGCCATGCGCAATACGTTGGAGAGTTGCCGTGAGTAGAGATAACCGCCCAGCGAGCTCACGGCCCAGACTTGGCCTGCCATGATTTATTGGACTCCATAGTGTCGAGCCCTACGGGCGGCTTCCTGCCGGATGTAGGTCTCGTCATCGGGCCCGTCGTCGTCCTCCGCACTGCGGGTGGCGGTGGATTTCGCGCCTGCAGTGGGCGGAGCGGCGGGGGCCGCACGCTTTCTTTGCGCTTTCTGTTCCATGACTTGCTCATTCGTGCTGAACTGCTTCGCCAGGTCGCGCATTTTGGTGCGGATCAATTGACCGATTTCGCGGTAGCGATCGCCGTAAGGACGACGATCACCGTTCTGCATAAGGTTTTGATCCATTGCAAAGGCGAGGTTGGTAAGCAGGGGATCGGCCATAATGTCTGCGTAGTCATGACGGAATTTGTCAAAGGCTTGAAGAAACCCGATGCGCTCATCAACCGTGCTGACGATCTGGTTCGCGTTAGCGGATGCAGATTCGCGCAGCCTCCGGATGGCGCTGATGGCTTCCTCTTCGGTCCCTACTTGGATCGCCCGGACCATGGCGGCATCTTCCTCATCGCTGGGATGCGGCAGCGTGGCAGGCGTCGACCGTGCGGCCGGCGCGAGATTCTGTTCGTGGCGCACGCGAGCGGCTTCGGCCAGGTACTGATCGGCCGATTCGACTTTCTGTGCGCGGGCGAGGACTTCTTCTTCGGTGAGCTCGAGCTCGCGGCCGTTGACCTTGAGCTTCCACTTGCGCGGGGCTTCCGCCTGCTTATCCGGCGCGGGCTCCTCGGCCGGGGGCTCGGTCAGCGGGGCGGGCTCTTCGGCGGATTCCTCCTCGCCGCCAGTCTCCTCGCCAGGCGTCTCATCTGACGCTGCTTGGTCTTCTGGCGCCGCCGCATCGGCCGCAACATCTTGCTCAGGGTCATGCGTGGCGGCCGGATCGAAGTCGGGATCGTCCTCGCGCGCGATGTCTTCGTTCAGATCGGCGATTGCTTCCAGCGCGGCGGCGCGGGCGCGCTGCCCCTCACGCGCCGAAACGATAACTTTCGACGGGTGGCTCGCCTGTTTGATCGCCATCATCGGGCTCCTGCAAGACAGTCTCCGCCTGCAAACCAGCGGCAATTGCTTGCCTGAGCCAGTTGGCGATGTCGGAGTACACCGTTGCACGAGCCTGCGCCGCTGCGACTTCGCCCGCGCTCGCCGGATTGGCGTTGCGCAGGGCATTCATGGCGCGATTGACTTCTTCCGTTATTTTTTGGTGCAAGTAAATCCCGACCGGGGTAGACAGGAAGTTATCCACCTCGCGGCCGAATATGGCCAATTCCAGCAGCGCGTCGCGCTCTTCACTCATGCCACACGCCCTTGATTCGGATTGCCCCCGGAGAGCGTGCGTCCCATCTGCAGGGCGGCGAGCTTGGCGGCGAAATCGTTGCGCACCTTGTTCAACTGCAGCACGAAGTCGTTGCGCAGCCGGGCGCTGTCGCGCTGATGCTGCAGGGTCATCTTCGCCATCTCGCGGCGATGCTCCATCATCGGGTCTTCGGGCATTTTACCGCGATGGATGACCGCCATGCGCTGGTTCTCGCCCTGCTGCTTGATCTGCTCGCGGGCGACCGTGCCGTGCGCCTGCATTTCCTTGGCCTTGTACTGCAGCACGTGCCCGGTCTGCTTCTCTTTGACCTGCTGGCTCAGTTGCGCGATTTGCTGCTGGGCGGCCTGCAGTTGCTGCTGCAGTTGCGCTTTCTCCGGATCCTGACCCTGGAAGAAGCGCGTGCCGTCCTGATAACCGATCAGGCCAAATACTTCTTTGCCGACTTCCTTCAGATCCATGCCGGGCGGGGGCTGCTTCATCAGCGCGGCGAAGGAATTGACGCCCATCAGGAATTTCTGCAGCCGCATCATCGGATCGGTCGCGCCCATGCCGACGTTCACCGTGAGCACGAGCTCGCGGTTCAAGAGATCGTCGGTCACCTCGTTGATGCCGTACTTCAGGCGCAGTTGCGCGCGCGCTCCAGCGAGCGCCATCACCGTCTTGTCGGTCTCGTAGTACTGCTCGAGCTTCATCAATTGCCTCAGCACCGGCTCGATGAAGGTGACCGTGAAGGTGCGCAGCAAGTATTCGGTGAGCACGGTGGCCCCGGTCGATACGAGGCCCAGGGTGCGCATCGGCGCCTGCATGGCTTGATTGTTCTGCATCACGGTGCCCGCCGAGAAGTTGCCCAGCAACTCATCCATGTCGGCGTTGATGCGGTCCTGCTCGGCAAAGGCGGATTGCGTTACATCGGGCCACGATATTTCGCGCACATCCTTGTCGGGATCGTTCACCAGGGTGATCGAGCCGGGAACGTTGCGCACCAGGCTCGCGTAATCGATGTCCTTGCCGCGCTTGGCGAGGTAGCGCTTCTGCAGCACCAGTTTCACGTTATCCAGGCGCGTGTTGACGACTTCATTGGCTTCGGACTGCAGCCCTTCGGCCAGATCGGGCACCCCCGCAGGCATCGGGTTGTGCGTCTCGATGATGGCGTTCCCGATGACGTACGGGCGCATGCCGTGAAACACGACGTCCTTGAGCGGCTCGGGCTCCGAGAGCATGGCGATATCGGCGAGGGTGTACCAGTGCCAGTCCTGGCCGTCGCGCCGGTGGATGTGGCGCTGCACCCAGACGACCTGATAATCGCCGATGAGCCGCCCCTCGTTATCGTGCTGATCGGTGCGATTACCGGTGCGCACCTGCTTGGTCGTGTCCAGCTTCACCTGCATGGCCACCGATAGCGTGGAATCGGGATGGTGCTTCCACTCGCGCGCGCGCATCTTGGCCTTGACGTCCTGCGCGTACATCGGCATCAGGTGGATGACGTACGGCGACGTATTGATGGGATCGTACCAGGCGGCGGCCGGATCGAAGCGGATGTTCTCGAGCGGGAGGAGCTCGATACAGGGCTTATCGGCGACGATGCGGAAATCTTCGGCAATGCGCTCTTTGCGGGCAGGTGTAGCGTCGGCTTCGTAGTCCGGCTCATCGGGATCGCGCTCCTGTTCTTCATAGGCCCAGTGAACATGCGCACAGCATGCGCCCATGGTCTGGGCATCCTGCAGCGCGCCCATTGCGATCTGGAACCACGGCACCGATTTGGTGAGCCGGTAGTTGAGCAGATGCTTCATGGTATCGGCCGAGGCCTGCTCGGACTTGTCGTCCATGCGCTCGGCTTCGACCTGCACCACATCCATGTTGGAGAAGTACGCGGCGCAAGCGGCCGCTTCGTTCTTGCGGATGATCGAGCGGGT